GCTCGCTGCGCGATGCTGCTAAAGGCCGCGGCGAGGACATGAGCCTCGAGGCCTCCTACCGCGCCGCCCGCGCTGAAATTGCCCGCCGCCAGCGGGGTGACGCGTTGCCTCCTGGTCTGATCCGTGCCGCTACTTATCTGGCTGTCCGGCAGGACTTGCAGGGTAAGCCTTGCGGAGCCTCACACATCCCAAAGGCACATGAGTGCCGTAAGGGCGCGGGAGTAACCAGCCAAGAAAAACAACCCCCCGAGAGCGGCAGTAAAACGCGCAACCGTGTTGCTATCGCGGCTGCTATCGGTGCTGGTGCTGCTTTGGCTGCCGGTGGAGCGATTGCATACAAAAACAAAGAGGTAGTGGTACCCGCGATCAGCAAGCGGGTGATTAAATCGTTGTCGAGCGCGGAAATAGACGCTGGCATAAACCGCATACCTAAACAGTTTCAGAAGTCGGTGCGTGGGCTGGTTGGAGACGCTAAAGCAAGTGCTGCTTACATGGCTCTGAAGTCCAAAGGAGGTGAAATCACTTCAGTAAACACAAAAGATAACTTCACCAACTGGAAAATGAAAGACGGTAGCTTGCTCAGCACAGGCTCCGTCGGGGAAACACTTCTTATTTACTCAACAAAACCGCAGGAAAGCATCGGAGGTGCGCGCACTTACTCAACTCAGTTCCGAGTAGATGGAGAATTTGACGCAAAGTCAGAAGCAGCGTCCCGCAACGCCCGTGGTGTAGCCTCCACCGTCAAAAAGATGTTCCAGGAGCAGGTAGACCAACTACCCGACAACTCAATTATCTATGCTATTCCCTACTCTAATGACACCAAAGGTGCAAAACGCCGTTCTGTCTACGAAAAATACGGGTTCCGCCCAGCACTGTCCTCTGACGAACGGCTATTCGCAATGAAGCGCGGAGGCAAATTCATGCGCATGCAGGATTCGCATGTGGAGCAGATCGCCGACCTCATACGCAACGACAGGGCTGATGCAACTCCTTGAGCGCTACAACTCCGCCCTGCGCCGCTCCGAGGACGTCACCATCGCCCAGCTCAACCGCATCCTCGACAGCAGCTTCAATCGCCTACTGCGGCGCACCCGCATCCAGCTCCGCAGCGGAGCCCCCGCAGCTGACCGCAACGTCGCCCTACTGCAGGAGTTCCGCCAGCTCGTTCCCGCTTTCCGCCCCGACCGAACCGACGCCTATGACCGCGTGCTGCGCTCCCTACTCCGCAGCTCCGAAGGCCGGGGTGTCACCGTCGCCCGAGAGCTTCTCCGCGACTCCGGCTCCCAGCGCCGCCTGATTAACGTCTCCATTCCGATCGAGGCCACCGTGGCTGCCGCAGCCCAAGCCCGCGGCTACCTCCGCCGCCATGGCGAAGCCTTTGCAGCCACAGCCACCGAGCTCGTCGCCCAAGGCATCGCTGAAGGCCGCCCTACCGACGCCATCACCAACGACCTACGTCTGCGCCTCGGCGTGGTGAAGTCTCGCGCTGACGTCATCGCCCGCACAGAGTCGCTACGCGCATACAACGCTGCCAGCAACCAGTACTACGCAGCCAACGGCATCGACCTCGTCATGTGGTACGCCACCAGCGATGACCGCACTTGCCCCATCTGCAACGCCCGGGCCGGCCGCATCTACAAGCGCGCTAGTACAAACGCACCTGCACACCCCCGCTGCCGTTGCTACCTAGCCCCGTGGGATCCCGAGATCGCCGCGATCGACCCCGAGTACGCCGCGCTTCCCCGGACTCACCGCGAAGAAGTATCCCGCGTAGCCACCGTCGGCCCGGCCGACCTCAACAAAGCTGCAGTCTTCGAGCAGTTCGCGCCTCAGCCCTTCGACTGATCAGCCAAGAAAGCGCCTTTTTGCCTTATCCAGCGCAACTGCTGTACCAGCACCCGCTACACCTGAAGGAAAGAACAGAGCAGCTGTAGTCATCCAACGATCGAGACAGGCATTAGCGCTACCCCTGTTGAGCACATTTGGGATCTCACAAGATCCGACAAAGAAAGCAGCAAAAACGAGCTGACCAATCAGCAATCCCGAGGCCGCACCACTCCCAGCAACTAAGCGAAGCAAGTTCATAACTAGAACAAATATCTGCTTTCAGCCTATCGAGCCCTATAGCACAAGGCAGCTACGCTGTGTGAAGCAATACTCGGGGCTCTACGCCATGCCCGCCACCACACGCCGCGCTAAATCCGAGGCCTACGAAGAAGGCATCCGCGAAGGCCGCGCCATGGCAGCTCGCGCCCGCAACATGGAATCCCCCGAAGAGGAAGAGGAAGAGGAGGAAGAAATGGACATGGCCGCCAACCACAGCCGTAAGCGCAGCGCCAAAGGCGCCAAGCACACCAAGCCCGCTGCCGACAGCTACGGCAAGAAGCCTATGGATGCCGAGTGCGGCTGTAAGGGCAAGAAGGGCGCTAAGTGCGATGGCAACTGCGGCTCCATGCGCAAGCGCAGCGATTCGCTCACGCCGCTGGAGTACCTCGACGCCTGCGAGCTCGGCATCCAAGACCGCAGCACCGTTTACATCCGCGCCCGCCTCGACGCCGCTGAGCGCCTCGACCTGAAGTGCGGCAAAGGCAGCATCTCCGAGGGCGAAAAGTGCACCAAGGGCGCAGCTCAGCGGGTGCAACCGCAGCAGCGCGGTGGCTCCAGAGTCCGCGGTCTCAAGACCGCTGCAAAGATCGCAGGCGCAGCGGCTCTGATTGGGGGTGCTGCCTACATGCAGCAAACAGCTAAGCGCAACACTGACCTGCGCCGTGCACTGGATCCTGCGGCACGCGCAAAAGCAGGAGCCCAAGCACCTTCAAAGAAGACTCAGTTGGCTGCTGTCATGAAAGCCAGAGAAGCTGCATGGAAAAAAGCCAAGCGCCCCTCTGTCCGTGACGCTTGGGCAGATGGCTTCTCCGCTGACTCCGGCTCCTTCGACACCTGAATCATGACGCTCACCCCATCCACCATCCGCTCTGACCTGAAGTGCGGCAAAGGCAGCATCTCCGAGGGCGAAAAGTGCACCAAGGGCCCCGCTACGCCTGCTAAAACCAACAACAACAACACCATCCGCAACGTTGCTCTCGGAGTGGGAGGCGCTGCTGTTCTAGGTGGCGTTGCATTTGGTGCTGCAAAAGCTCGCGCGAGCCAACGCATCCTTTCGACACCTCTGGGAGCGAAGGCCACTCCTGATGAAAGTATTGCTCAAGGTAAAGCGGCCTTCAAGAAGGCTCGCGGTATGGCTCTCGGAGCCGAGATTGCAGGTGTTGGCTTAGGCATTGCCGGAGCCGGGCTACTCGCCAACGAGTACGCCAAAAAACCCAATAAGCGCCAGGCCGGAAGCCTTGCTGCTGGCAGCGCACTCATGTATTTAGGTGGTGGCAGCATCACGGCAGGTCGTTCTTTGCGTACCAACTTGGCTGCCGCCGAGCGTGAGTGGGCTATGGGCGCCGAGGACTACAAGCGCCAGTGGAACTCCGCGCGTGATAGAGCCAAGCAAAACGCATCCTCAGGAAGTCGCAACGTCGGAACTAACAAAGCAGTAAAAAATCCTTTCAAAGATCTCGGCATTTCTGAAAATGCATCCGAAGCAGAGATCAAAAAGAAGTGGCTACAGCTGATGCGAGAAAACCACCCTGACGTTGGTGGTGACGTTCGCAAAGCCCAGAAGATCAACGCCGCCTACCAAGAGATCCTGCGGCGCCGCGGCAAGCTCGATTCGATTTACGCCGACGGTTTCGGCATCGACTGGGACACCATCGCGTTGTAAGCCATGACCTTGACCCCCGCCACTCTTCGCGCCGATGTTTTCGTAGGCAACAAAAAGCTCAACTGCGGTTCAACTTCTAAGGCCTGTGGCAATGCTTGCATTCCCCGTGATCACCAGTGTCGCGCCTCTTGGAACAAGCCCGTCAAGCTAGCGGCTGGAGCTGCGGCTTTGACTGGCGCCGCCATCGTAGGAACTGCTTTTCTGCATCCCCGTTCCGGGATGAGGGCAGCCGCCCGCGCAGTAGTTGAGCCCGCATTGCAGGCTGGCTTTGGCGTGGGCAACGTTGCTCGAGGCAACTGGTCTGGAGCAGCAAAAAACGCCGCTAACGTCGCAGCAACTGGTGAAGGCATGGGCCGCAACCTCAGCACCCTGGCTAAGGGCTATGGCACCGACATCAAAGGTTTTGTCAACCGAGGCCGTAACGCCGCATCCAAGCGGCGCGACTCTGTGTACGCCGACGGTTTCTCCCCCGAGCTCGATCAACTTGCTATCTGAGCGATGACCCTGACCCACGCCTCCCTCCGCCTCGACCTCAAATGCGGTAAAGGAGCTATCTCCGAGGGCGAAAAGTGCACTAAAGGTCCAGCAACTAAAGTTGAACCAACCTCACGTCCTAGCGCACGCAAGTGGGGAAAGGCGGGTAGTAGCCGCAACCTGCGCTTAACCTCAGAAGAGAAACAAAAACTGAGTGCTATGGGTCTGTTCCCGGCTCGTGACGCGTTAGCTCGCACTGAACTCGAGCTAGCACTCGAGGATATGCGGGGGAAACGCCGGGATGCCGGTACCACTGAGTCCCGCATGGACCCCCGCGGCACCAAAGTCGCCGCCATGGAAGCCGAGCTCGCCAAGCAAGCCGCCGCTCGCGGCCTCAAAGGTGAACGCGCCACCGCTTACATCTACGGCACACTCAACAAGATGGGCTACAAGAAGGGCAGCGAGACCACCCGCAAGGGCGCTGCCAAGATGAAGCGCTCCGACTCCATCTGGGCTGCCGGTTTCGAGCCATGAACCTCACCCCCGCAACGCTGCGCTTCCGCGCCGACGCCCGCGGGGTCATTTTTGCTGACAAAAAGCTGCACGCCGCAGTAAAAGCAGAGGCCAAGCGAAAGTTCAAGATCTACCCGAGCGCGTATGCCAACGCTTGGATGGTCCGCGAATACAAAAAGCGCGGCGGAACCTTCCGCAATGACGCCCTCGACAAGTGGTTCAAAGAAAAGTGGGTCCGCATGAGCAGCAGCGGCCGCATCCTCGGCCCCTGCGGTGAGCGCACCGAGGGCGAAGGCAAGCCAAAGTGCCTACCTTCCGCCAAAGCTCTGGCCCTTTCCCCTGCGGAGCGCCGCCGGCTCGTCACGCGCAAGCGCCGCGAAGACCCACGCAAAGAGCGCACCGGCGCCCCTGTCATGGTGAGCTCCAAAACCGACGTCTGGGCCGCCGGTTTCGACACCGAGGACGGCAAGAAGTACACCAAGGTGGTGACCAACCCCGAAACGGGCCGCAAGAACCGCATCCGCTACGGCGCCAAGGGCTACACCATCGCCCCGGGCACCGACAAAGGCGACCGCTACTGCACTCGCAGCTTCGGGGACATGAAATCCGAGGGCTACAACTGCGCCGGCGCTGAACGCAACACCCCACTGTGCTTGTCGCGGGCAAAGTGGCGCTGCTCCGGCAAGACCAGCCGCCGCAGCTAACGCCCCTAGCCTGATAGCAGCAGCGCTATCTACCCGTGGGCCAACGCATTGTCAATAACGACCGCTACGAGCTCGTCTACGTACGCAGCGATGACGATTATCCCGTACCCGTCCTTGCTAACACCGGCACCAGCGGCGATGCCTTCGGCCGTCTCCGTACAAGCTCCCCATTCACGCTGTTTGACAGCCAACATCGTTACCAAGAAAACGACAAATGGGACACAGCACTAAATGGCGGCGGCTCTAAGACCTACGCCGCCAACGAAAGCTGCGTCAATCTCACCGTCCCAACAACCTCTGGCGCTTACGTCTACCGCGAAACCAAACGCGTCTTCCCTTACCAGCCCGGTAAATCGATGCTGGTGATGACATCCTTCGCTTTCGCCGCGCCTCGAACCAACCTGCGCCAACGCATCGGCTACTTCGGCACCCAAAATGGCATCTATCTCGAGAGCGATGGCACTGCTACCTACCTCGTTCGCCGCAGCTACGTCACCGGCAGCGTCGTCAATACCCGCATAGCCCAGGCCGACTGGAACAACGACAAATTCGATGGCACCGGCCTTTCCGGCCGCACTCTCGACCTATCCAAAACCCAGATCTTCTGGATTGACATCGAGTGGCTCGGTGTCGGCGATGTCCGATGCGGTTTCGTCGTAGACGGCCGCATGGTCATCGCTCACACCTTCCACGGCGACAACATCAACCTCACCAGCTACATGACCACCGCGATCCTCCCCCTACGCCAGGAGATCGAGAACACAGGAACTATTGCGACCTCAGCTACCGCAAAGCAGATCTGCAACACCGTCGCCTCCGAGGGCGGATACGAAGGCTTCAGCCGCCGCTACAACATCGCCACCGGCTCCACCGCAGTCACACTCGCCACTGCCGGCACGATCTACCCCGTACTGGCGCTGCGCTTAAACAGCACCCGTTTAGATAGTGTAGTTGTTCCATCCAACTTAAACGCGGCTGTCGAACAGACGACAAATAACAAGCTAGACATTGTCCAGTACCATGTTTTGCTTAACCCCACAATCACAGGAGGCACCTGGTCCACTCACGTCAATAACAACGTCCAATACAACACCACAATCACCAGCTTCACCGGTGGTACCGAGATCGCAGGAGGCTATCTCACAAGCTCTTCTTCACTAGACCTCGGCAGCATCACTGACTTCAATTTCCAGCTCGGTCGCACCCTCGCTGGCGTAAGCGACGTACTACTGATCGCCGCTACTCCCACCAACAACGCCGCCAAGCTATTCCTCGACCTCGCGTGGTTCGAGATCGTCTAGATATCTTTTACTAATTCCTGCAACCTAACATCGTAGATCTCGCTCAAAGCTATCAGCTTCATAACTGACACCTCTATCTCTCCTTTCTCCAACCGCGAATATGCAGCTTGGCTAACGCCTAACCTCTCTGCAACTTCAAACTGCGTAAACTTATGGTATTCCCGTAGTGCCCTGATACGCCGACACAACGTCAACTGCCTATGAATCGCCAAGTGCTGTAACCGCTCTGTGCATAAAGCTAAGCAAACGCACAAGAACCGGTAAGCTCTTAAGCATGGAAACATCAGTGTCCAGGTACGACTTCGCTCCCATCACGGGCAGCGAAACCACCCCCGAGGGCTACCTCCGGGTTTGGTGTCGCGCCGCCCGCTCGGGTACGCAGCTCTACCGCCGGTCTGATGGCTCCCAAGTCCGCGAATACCGACCCCCTGAGGAGGTCAGTAACCCGGACTCCCTCTCCACGTTCGGCATGAAACCCGCAACGTGGGGTCACCCACCGGTTCTTCTCGACTCCGCCAACACCAAGCAGTACCAAGTCGGCTACTCCGGTAGCCAAGTTCGGTACAACGACGGTTTTGTCGAAGTCGCACTCGTTGTCACCGACGCCGATGCCATCGAGAAGATCAAGCGCAAGGATGCCACCGAGGTATCTGCCGGCTACAAGGTCGACTTTGACCCCACCCCCGGAATCACCCCCGAGGGCGAAGAGTACGCCGGCGTCCAGCGCAACATCCGGGTGAACCACATCGCCATTGTCCCCCGCGGCCGGGCTGGCCCGGAGGTACGACTCTTGCTCGATCGGATGGATGCAGCGGATGCTGTAGCCGCCTTCCCCGAGCACGAAATGGCGCCCCAGTCCAGTTCAACTGCATCTCCCGTTATGGCAACCGTCAAACTCGACGGCCTGGAGATCGATCTGCCCGCAGAAGCAGCC